TTTCTCAGTTGGATGACGATGAGGTCAGATGGATTGTAGAAAAATGCCCGTGCGATGTTCTGGAAAACACAGATGACGGTGGTAACAGCTTGTATGAGATCGCGCATGACCTCGGATATGTCCATGAGGACGGTGACATCATCGGAAAGTGGGTAGGATCCGATATCGATATCATGTACCTCGGAGGTTACCTCTACGCACTGGATGGATGGAACGGTGAGAAATGGTGTCACTGTTGGAAGTGCAAAGACCGCTTCACGGCAGACCAGAAGGATGCGGATGAGGGCCGTGAATACGAGATCACCCCTGTATACGACTGGGATCACTGGAATGAAGAAGAAGAACAGTTCCAGACTGAAGACGGCGAACCGTTTGATGGCATCATTGATTACTGGGTACGCTAAGACAAGAGTCCCCGCCTATCGGGCTTGTAGGTAGGCAGAAAAGGCAGGAGACAATGAAAGGCCGTATCGGTACGAAGCATTACGACACTGATAAAGCGGAGTTGATCGAAACTCTGGAAGATGGTGTCCAGGTCTATCGGAAAAAGGGCCGAAGCACTGAGTTTTATCTGTACAATCCGTCAGGAACTACCGCGAAGGAAAAGTTTTTCGACCTTCCCGCTGAAGATGCAGCGAAGTACATGACATCATCGGATGACACGAAAGTCTATAAAAGCGGTGCAAGCGTTCGCTTCTCTAACTACAATCTGAGCCGTATCAGATACCATGCCATGCAGAATGGAATGAGTATGCCTCAGTTCCTGCTCATGCTCGTTGATGAATACGAAAGGAGTCACTAATGTCTAAAACAGTACAGGTCATGAAGTTTATACATCACGGGATCTTCACCGTGGTACACCACACTGATACAGATATCAATCCGTTTTGGTTGTATTATGAAGCCAACGGGCATAAACATCTTGTCAACAAATACGCAGACAAGGCAAGCTGTCTTTACTACCTTTGGGATATTGTCCTTAGATAGAAGCGGCACCCAGGCAAGATATACCCTCCCATGAAAAAAGCCCCGTGTTATCGGGGCTTTTTTTGTTTAACTATCCAGATTTCAGAACGGACAGTTGTAATGTTTGATGATCTGCGTATATGGATCATGCTCGGCGATCATCAGGAAGCACTGTTTCTCCGTATCCCAATATTTACGGTACGGCAAACCATTATACATCGTGACGGCCTTGTCAACAGAGATAATACTGTCTCTCGGAAGGGTTTTGATGATGCGAGACATATCACAATGGCAGCGGACGTTTGCAAGATCACACACGACTATCGCAGGGCCTTCCGTAAGGGCCTCAAATTCGGTTTTTACAGGGTCAGGGGTATAAGTGGAAGGGTCTGCATCAAAAACGCTCTGGAGCACCGTTTTGGGGTCAATTTTGATACTGTTTTTCCTGACCTCGAAGTGAAGGTGCGGTCCTGTACTGTTACCGCTGTTTCCTGACAGACCGATTACATCTCCCTTCCGTACGGACTGATACTGCCTCACCCGAATCTCTGAAAGGTGAGCGTATACTGTCTCGTATCCATCGGAGTGTTTCAGAATAACATGTTTACCGTAGCCTACGCTAAGATTGCCGACCGTCTTGACCGTGCCGTCATCACTGGCAAGGATCTCTGTGCCTAAAGGCGTGCCGAAATCGATACCCTGATGCGGAGACTCGTCTGTGTAGAGCGGAGGGAACTTCTCACCGTAATCTAACGTGATGATGTAGTCCCCTTTGAAAGGCTGTCTGAATGTAGTCATTTGTTTAGAACCTTCACGGCTAAAGCCTTTATCGATTTCTCGTAATCTGAGTTTAGCCCTGCGTACTTCTGGTTCATGTGCTCGAGGTCACCATTGATAACCCCGGCATCATGAAGTTTTTTTGCCATCATCTGAGTGAGGTCGGATAAGCTGTCAATGCGTTCCATCATGAGGAACTGGATATCCGTGTTCTTCTTCTGCTGTTCGGCCTGATTGTCGTCCCGTGCTTTTATCTGTCTTTGTATGTAGTACAGAAACAGAGGTACAACAACGAGTTCAACAATCGTGCGGAGTATAGACCAGATGTTCATTAGAAATTATCGGGGTCAGTCGGGTTGTTGAGAATGCCGAAGCCAGTCAGGATAACACCCAACGCATCGACCACGGTCTTGAACGTACCTTCCTCAATACCCCATTTAGCAGGCAGGCCGAAAGCATTGAGGATTGTCCACACAGCCCCAATCACACTAAGCCATACCGCCCACGATCTCCAACGGGGCTGAACTCTGGTAGTTCCAACGCACTCGTACTCACCCGATTCGATTTTCTGCTGTAACTCTTCTTCACTCATAAGCATAGCCCTCATATCTTTCCAAACAACCGCTGTCTCTCGACATGAGTCAAAGGTTTATCGACATATTTATTTTACCACGCATTGCAAAGAACTATATATACTTGATTGATAAGTGCTTATGTGTTATAATCTAATTACAACACACGTCATGGATGATGTTGCTCATTTGATTTACCTCCTTAAAAAGAGAAGCCCCGACTGACCACCGGGGCTTCTCGCTATTTAAACCATCGCCATGAGAGTATCATTAACGCAATCCACAAGAGGAAGAAACCTGCTAACGGGATCATCACAATCATACGTCATCCCTCGTAACCTTACGGAATTCATACTGCGGGTAAAGGCTCTTGACCATCGCCCACTTGAGCCTAAACTCAGGGGTCTCCATCCCCTTTGTGTCTTCCACGATAATGCGGTTCGTGGCGTTATCGATGTACTGGAAGTCACCGACATAGAACCGTGACCGTTCCTTCTCCCCAGTCTCCGCATCACGGTATCCCGTGAATATCTGGAATTCCGGTTGCAATCGGAGAGCGGTAATCTCTCCCGCCTGTTCCAGAAGCCTGAGTTGCTGATATCTCGTAGCTTCCAGACGGCTTGCAAAGGTGATCCCGTTCACCTGCGTTTTCTTTGCGTTGTATTTCGGCATTTATTTTCTTTCTCAACCTTTCGTATCTTTCATTTGGTTTCAAATAAATACACCAATCATCGACAATAAGAAATCCATCGGAATCTCTTTCACCGCCCTTACTTTTATATTTTCCATTTGGGCAATTATCTAAATAACGGCCTGATGGACCAGTCATAAAATCCCAATCATCATAAGGGCATACTTTTCCAGAGATCTTGCAAATGTAAGGCATTGCTCGTGGAATTCTTATCTTTTCTCCGCATTCTGGACAACATCCTGTTTCACGCCACAGAGAACCAATATGATTCCCACATGAACTGCATACATCACCATCGATAAGATAACTCATTTTGCTTTCATCTCTCTCTCTTCCTTTTTTCTAAGCTTGAACGGTGGAAACTCAGGCACTCTCATCCAGTACCAAATGTCTCCGAACGGAAACGAAAAATAAACATGCCCGCTCATCTGATGGATAACTACTCTATCGCTTTTTTTGTAGTAACCATCCGTCCATTCCTTCGGCGGGTTGTCTGGCCCGCACGAAATCAGGATATGTTCATCGTCTTCAGGCTCAGCCATGTCAGTACGATGCCAGTCGCCGTCAGATACTTTCATTTCTCTCCTCTCACTTCTCTGAGTACATCCACCAGTCTCTCTCTCAGCGGTTGTGTCTGCATCCTATAGAGCGGAAACTGCTTCAGGTCGCTCTCAGTCCAGTAGTGTACGTCCCCTGAAACGCTGACCATGTCCGCATATAAGTCATCGACCTTCCTGATTAGCATCCACACGTTCAGGTTTGAATTCCACACAGGTTCGCCGACCATTTCCTGAAGGTCATCCATTGTCAGCGGATGCGAAGTGTCAAGTCTGGGGTCAGCCTTCTGGATGTGGCAACCGCAGTCATGGAGTAGTGCTTTTACTTCGGTGTAGGATTCTTTTGCATGGCAAAATTGACAGGTTGTCAATTCAATATCAGTTCCACCCTCTTCGTTAGCAAAGAAATTTGTTATCGTATCAACGTTGATAGATACGATTCTCTCGTCTCTATAATCTTTCACTTCAATAAAATGTGGGTACATCATTCCTCCTTTTCATCCACCTTCACAAGCGGTTCACTGCTCATACCGAAATCGGTGTCTTCCCGCCGACCGTCCAGTTTTGCCCAGATGTCCAAAGCAATGTCAGCTTCGTTGGTTCTCGGTTTCCCGTCCCAACGGTAGGTATGACGATAAAGGCCTTCGACTGTACCTTCGATACAATCCTTGATCAGCATGTCTTCGTCATACACTTTGGCACAACGTTCGTTGTACTGCTCATCCGTTTCTCCGTCCTTCTGTTTCGGCTGTACCCTGATCCCGTAACCGCTGAACCCCGTCTGCGTGACAACCTCAGCGAACATCCGAAACTGCCCAAGCTGGATTCGACCGTATAATTCACAGGCATCACGGATGACCTGCAGCTGCTTATCCGTCACCATCAGTGCTTTTTTATCGTTCATTCCCTCTCCTTCCTGTAGGCTTGCCATGTCTTGCCGTATAAACTTTTGGGATTAAATTCTTCTCCAGTTTGATCTATCAAATAATCGTCTCCCATCGAGTTTATAATTATCCATTCACCCTTATCAGGACGCCATTCTCCCTGATATGTGTACTCCACCCAGACGGGCTTTCCTTCCATCTGTTTCAAATCATCCCAGTCCAACGGCGGGTTATCCTC